ATCTAGCTTATCAGCGCATGGGTTCAAAGCTGCGTAATACCATTCGTTCTACGAATGTGTCGGGCAATCAGGCAAGATTCCAGAAAATAGGAACTGGAACTGCTTCAACTAAATCACGCAACGGTAATGTTACACCAATGGAACTTGCACATACTAATGTGGAAGTAACAATGGCTGACTTCTATGCTGCTGAGTACATCGATAAACTTGACGAGTTGAAAACAAATATCAACGAACGCCAAGCTATTGCTGAATCTGCTGCTGCTGCATTGGGTCGTAAGACTGACGAGATTATCACAACAGCTATGGATGCTGGTGCTAACTCGACTCAGTTACACAATACATCATCTGCCGTTGAAAAAGCAGACTTACTATCAGCTTTCGAAACATTTGGAACAGCAAGTATTCCAGAAGACGGACAGCGCTATATTGCAATGTCTCCTGCTGGTTTTGCAGATCTGTTTAATATTACAGAATTTGCTTCAAGTGATTTTGTTGGACCACAAAACTTACCGTTTGCTGGCGGTATGACAATGAAAGAGTTCTTGGGCTTCAAGATCTTTTCAACATCAGCTGTAGCTGGTGGTAAAAACTTTGTTTACCACATGAGAGCAGTTGGACTTGGTGTGAACGCTGATGTTCAGACCGAAGTAAACTATGTAGCAGAAAAAGTATCGCACCTAGCGACATCAATGATGTCAATGGGTTCAGTTGTCATTGATGACAACGGCGTATACGAACTGCTAGATAATAACTAGGAGGGTTAGAAAATGGCTTTTGCTTCAAGTGGACTAACTCGTGTCGGTGGTGATTCAAACGGTAGCTTGTGGATGTATACATCTGCTGATGCTATTGCGACAGTAAACACTGCTGGGTATTTTAATAGTGCAGCAAATATGCTTGATGTTCGGGATTTAATTATCGTTCGCGATACTAATGTTCCGACAACAAATTTTTGTACTGTTCTATCAAATACTGGTACTGTTGTTGACGTATCTGATGGTACGGCAGTAGTAGAAACCGATAGCGACTAATAGGTTGGGGCTTCGGCCCCACCTTTCTTTAAGGATTAGAAATGGCAGTAACAAGCACACCAGCAAACTCAGCTATAGATATTTGTGCAAGAGCTTTAATCCTGATTGGTGCTGAACCTATTACTTCCTTTGATGATGGAAACAATGAAGCTCTTGTAGCTTCTAATGTTTATGAAGACATAGCTAGAGCTACTTTAACAAGTACACGTTGGAGGTTTGCTACTAATCAAGCTATTTTAAATAGACTTACAGACGCACCTACTGGAAGATATGATGCAGCTTATCAGTTACCTGATGGATGGTTAATGACTCATGCTGTTACTGTAAATGATGTTCCTGTAGAATATCAAACTTACGGTAATAAAATATTTGCTAACGAAGATGCAAACTCAGTAGTTATACTTGATTATACTTATCGTGCAGAAGAAACAGATTTTCCATCTTATTTTACTGTTGCTTTACAATTAGAATTAGCAAGAGTATTTGCTTTTAGTTTAGCAAGAGATGCAAAGTTATCTGAACTTATGGCTCAACAAGCTCAAATTGCTATGATGAAAGCTAGAACAACAGACTCTCAACAACAAACAACGAGAAAACTTAATACATCAAGATTTATTGCACAAAGGCGAAGCTAAATGCAAAAGGTTCGCGTTCCACTAACAAACTTCAAATACGGTGAAGTAAGCCCTTCTTTGTATTCAAGAACAGATACAGAGTTATATAATCAATCAGCGCAACGAGTAGAAAACTTCTTTCTTCGAGCAGAGGGTGGTGTAATAAAGCGACCAGCTTTAGAGCATATATATAAGTTTGATATAACTGTTGATGGTACTAAGGTTCAGCAAGCTAGGCTTTTGCCGTTTATCTTTTCTGATGATGAGCAGTATGTAGTTTCTCTTGAGCATCAAAAGATAAGAGTGTTTTTAATTAATCCTACAACTGGTGTTGTCGCTTTAACAGCTACACTTACTCAGGACATAAATAGTCAAACATTAAAGTTTGATCATGATTTTCTACATGAGTATACTTTTGCTCAAGCTGGGGATGTCATGTTTATTTGTCATCCTACATTTATGCCTCAACAATTAATACGAACAAGTTTATCTAGTTTTCAAGTTGAGCCTTTTGTGTTTGATCAGAAGTCTGACAATAAGCAAATATACCAACCATATTTTAATTTTCAAAAATCAGGAGTTACACTTGATGTGGATAAAACAAGCGGCACTGGTGCAACATTAACAACTAGTTCTGCATATTGGGATACAACAAGTCCATCAAAACACATTGGTACAACAGTAAGATACAATGGCGCAGAGATTGAAATAACTGGAGTAACAAACTCAACAGTAGCAACAGGAGATATACTTGATACTCTTACTGTAAGTTTAGATGTAGCGCCATTTAGAACAACAGAAAGCTCTGCTGATGTTGAGGTAACTATGGTAAATCATGGTTTAAGTGTTGGCGATTCTATTGTCATAGCTGGGGCAGCTTCAGTTGGTAATATTTCTAATAGTAATTTAAATGGAACACGTTCTGTAGCTTCTATTGTAGATGACAATCGTTTTGTTTTTACTGCTGGTGGTAGTGCAAATGCTTCTGAAGATGGTGGTGGCGCTCCAAAGATTCAAAGCCATGCACCTATTACGACTTGGGATGAGCAATCTTTTTCTTCTCTTCGAGGCTTTCCTGCTGCTGTTACATTCCATGAAAATAGATTAGTGTTTGCTGGTACTGTTGCTCAACCAGACGCAATCTTTATGAGTAAGAGTGGTAAGTATTATAACTTTGATGTTGGTACTGCTGCTGATAATGATTCTATTCAAGTTACTGCAAGTATTGGTGAGATAAATCAAATACGCCATGTAGTATCTAATAGGGATCTTCAGGTGTTTACTGCATCTTCTGAAATGTATTTACCTGCATTTCAAAACCAACCAATGACTCCAACTAATGTTCAGGTTCGAAGACAAACATCTTTTGGTTGTGGGTTTGAAAAACCTGTTGTATTTGATGGAGCAACTGTTTTTACTCAAAAGGGTGGGGCTATTATAAGAGAGTTCTTATTTAGCGATGGGGAAGCTGCTTACGTTGCTAGTCCTATATCTACCGTTTCTTCGCATTTAATTAAAACTCCTATTGAGCAAAATGTTTTTAATGGTGCTTTAAATAGATCGGAAAGTTATTTGTTTATTACAAATGCTGATGGAACAATAGCTGTATTTAATTCTAATCGTGCTGAAAAAAGAGCAGGGTGGACTGAGTTTACCTGCGCTGGAACGTTTATTTCTACTTGTACTATTGATGATCGAGTTTTTGCCAATGTTGTTTTTAATCTTGGTGATGGCACAGAGAAACATGTTCTTTGTGAATTTGTAGCTACTAAGAATACAGATATGTCTACTGTGTTTACTGGATCATCTGGTGTGTTTGATGTGTCAGCAGATTTTAACAATGGTGCAGTTGTAGAAGTAGTAAATGGTAACAATTACATTGGGCAGTTTACTGTAGCTAGTGGAAATGTAGATGTATCTTCTGTGGATGCTACACTTACTTCCGCTGAGATAGGTTTTGATTTTGATGTTACATTAACAACCAATCCTATTGATGCTCCAATAGCAGGTGGTCCTTTAACTGGTATTCCTAGAGGAGTTACTAGTGTTTTTGTAGATTTAAATAATACGTTGTCTGTTAAGGTTAATGATACTAATTTAATAATTAGAAACGTTACAGATGATCTTTCTCTGCAACAGCAACCTTTTACTGGTAAACATGAGTTTAGATTGCTTGGGTATAGTGCAGATCCACAAGTAACAATAACACAGTCAGCCCCATTACCATTGCAGATTAATGGGTTAATAGCGGAGTTAGTATTTTAATGATACAGTTAGTAATGGGAGCCATATCTGGTTTTGCTTCTTTACAAGCAGGTGCAGCAGCAAGAGGCCAAGCAGAGCAACAAGCAGAAGCAATGGAGATAAAAGGCATTGCTGATGAGGCTCAAGCTATAAATAATATGGCAATTCGTATTAGTGAATATGAAAAAGCTTTTGATTCTAACGATGCTATCTTTTCTTTTCAAAGTGGTGGTGGTGAGAACATAGGCGTTTCCAAAGCTTTCTATGATGCTCAAGGATCTGAGCGTCAGGTATTAGTTAAAGACATTGCAACACTTAGTCAGGGTCTTGCTCTTGAGCGTGGACAAACAAAACTGGCTGGACTGATAGAGATTGAACGTGGCAAACAAGCACAAAGAGCAGCTATGTTTGATGCATTAGGTTCGTTTGTTGGTGGTTATGCAAAATCTAAATATTATAAAGCAGGTTAATAATCATGGCTATTGAGCGTCAAAAATTACAAGCAAGTTTACCAAGAATAGGCGTGGTTAATGTTAATACTGGCGTTGAGCAAACTTACAAAACGATTGCAAGAACTTCTGAAAGAATAGCAAATGACTTTGCTCCTTTTGCTCAAAAGAGGGCTGAAGACGCTGGTATAAATACAGCCAAAGCTATTGCTAAACAAAACTTTATAGACTTCGATAACACAGGATCTCCAAATGTTGGTGATGAAAACTACAATCCAAACTTTGGAAAACCAAAAGCATTTGCTGTTCCGAAAGACTTTGGGTTAGTTGCTCGAAGTGCATATGAAAGAGTTATTGAGCGTAGGTTTGAAGAGTCTATGCAAGAAGAACTTGAGTTAAAAGCTATAGAACTATCAGGTGATGCTAAAAATTCTGCTGAGTATAATCAAAGATTTACTAACTATCTTAAAGCAATGGATAAAGCTGCTAGTGGTAGGTTTGGTGAGTATATACAGAATACTGGTACTGCAATACTTCGAGATAGTTTATTAAAACTACAAATTAAAGAGCAAGAAGCTGCTGTTAAATATGCAAAAAAACAATCTAAAGAAAACGTATTTTTTGCTTTAAGAAAGCTATCAAACTCTGTTGCAATGGCTGATGATCCAGAGTCAGTAAACGAAATAATGACTCTTTCTAGAAATGTTACTGTAGCGATCGAAGAAGATTTTGCATTAAATCAAGATAAAATAGAATATGTAAAAAATCTAGATCAAATTGCTTTTGCTAAAGCTGGTGCTTTAACTAATTTACTTTCTACTTCAACAGCTAATTTACCTGAGTCTGAACGTCTTAGAATAGCAGGAGCATTAACCAATCCTGCTTTAATAAAAACTATTGATAGCAAAATAACCAGACAACGTATTAGATCAATCATAAAAACAAGCAATGGAATGAACTTAGATAAATTATCTGAGTCATTTACAAAACAAGTTGATGCTGTAGATCAAATACAGAAAGCTGAAGATACTGAATATTTTAGTAACAAAGAAAATTTGTTTAATCAAATTATTACTAGAGCTTCATTTGATGAATTAGTTAGCAGTATGACTATTCAACTAGATAAAGCACCAGAAGAATCAGAACCAGAAATAGAACAATTATTTGCTAATGCTATTGGTAATGAATTTATTTCTCAACTTACATCTTTAGAATCAGTTCAAAATTTAGAGCCTGTACAATTAGAAATTTTGCTAGGTCAAATTAAATCAATTACTAATATGCAGGGCAAAAGCACAGAACCAAATGTTGCCTTAGAGTTAGATAAAATAAAACAAGTTGGCGTTAAAAAACTTGTTTCTCAATTAATTAATGCAGAAGAAAAAGCACAATCAGATGCTCTTGATAAACTTGGTACTGTAATTAATCCAAAAGCAAAAACAGATAAATTAATATTAGAAGAAGATCAAAGAAAAACAGATGAAGAAAATGCTATTCACGAAACCGCTTCAACAAAATTGTATGATACATTCATAGCTCTTTATAAAGACGCGGAAGATCAAGAAGATTATAAGGCAATGGAAAGTTTATATTTAGATATGGCATCTGCTAAAAATAGAGATGGCGTTTCATATATTTCATTTTTAGGAAATGAAGATTTATCTGAATGGACAAAAATAACTGCAACAAATAAATCAACTCAAGAAAAAATTAAAAATAATATATTTAGTGAAAAAGCTATAGCTATTGAAAAAGAAGATGTTAGGACACTTCTTGAAAAATTAAGAAATGCTGACAATCTTGTTGAAGCTAATAATATTGCAGGATTAACAAAAAAACTTTTAAAACAACTTGATATAAAAACTTATTCATCAGATTATATAGATAGTAAATTAAAAGAAGTTGACTCAACTCTTTCTAAATTTTTTAAAGAAGATGAAGCTGCAAAAGATCTAAACTTTAAAAATCAAGCAACAGTTATTACAGAAGATATTAGAAAATTTCAGGAACTTGGAGAAGTAATATCTGAAGATCAGGTAAATAAGGCATTAGAAGACGTTACAAACTTTTTGAGCCAAGATTCAAAAGGTTTAGATAAATCAAGTGAGCTTGAATTTCATAACAAAATAAAAAATGACTATGCGCTTTCTGTTATTCAACCTCTTATGAATACACTCCGCGAAAAAACTGGCGGTAATGGTGTTTCACCTGCTTTGATTAAACAAGCTGCCGATATAGCAAACACAAAAAATACAGATAAATTTAATGAATTTGTAAAAGAATTAGATAAAGATTCTGCATTGTATTTAATGGCTAAAGGTTTGTTCGATGCTTCTAAAATTACCACAGCTAGATCAGAAATAAGAACACAACTTGGTAAGTTATTAGAATACAACACTACTCAATTTGATCAGTATACAAAAGAAATACAGATAACTAATGATTTAGATGCTGTTGAAAGGCTTGGAAGTTTTTCTTCTGATGCTCAATTAAGAACATATGAAGATATAACATATACAAAACTAGCAGGTTTACCTGAAGATACTGTTATAGATTATAATAACGGAAAACTATTTAGAACTCCAAGCGGACAGCTTACTGCATTAGGACAAAGAATATTTGACGATATGCAAAGAGGGGTAAGAGTTCCTAATCTTGTTGCTTCACTAGAACTAGCTGCATCGGCAGGAGTTCAGGATGGTTCTTTTTTATTTTCTATATTTGCTCAAGGAATGAACCAACAACCAAACGGAACAAATAATAACTTATGGGTTCAAGGAGGGCAAAATCAATTAAGCCCAGATACTGTAGGAAGATTTGCTTCGTCATTAATACTATATAAAATAGGTGGAACAAGCACTCCTTCCGAAGCTTTAAGAGAAATTATTGGTGCAGATCAACAAGCAGGGCCAGAGGGAGTTAAAGGATATTTAAAGTTAAAACTAGGTGAAGATCTAGAAGAGTGGATTGCTGACACTTATCCAGAAGCAGACTTTCAAAGCAGCCAGATTTTAAAGAATGCGGCAATGGCTTTAGGCAGAAACATTAATGATGGCGGTGAGCTTAAAAAAATACTTAAAGGTTTTATCAATGCTACTTATGGATACGATGATAAAGTTTTAGGAACTGTAGTTGATCCTATGAGTGGGTTTTTAGACTCAGGATATATTTTTGGTTCAACTGGTAAACCCTTAGTAGTAGGTGCAAGAAGTAAATATGCTGGCACTAAAGCTATGAAGAAAATGGATAATGCTGCTTCTCAATTAATATTTGAAAACATTTCTGACATAGAAAGACAAAGAAGATTTGAAATAGACTCAATAAGCGCAACTCAAACTACAGGAGTATCTTTAACAGGAGTTTATTTTCCACCTATGCCAGAGTTTGCAAATAAATTTTTCTTTGGAGAAACAGAAGGTGGTGGTGCTGTAGTAGATGAAGTTGGTCAAATGTTTACACATGACATTAACTTTAAATACAGAGAATCAACACAGCAATCTGGGGTTTATTATGTAATGATGCCTACTGTTGGTGGTGGTGGTTATCAAAAACTAACAACTAAAGATGGTATTCCTGTTTTAATAGATATTTTTGAATATCAAGATAAACCAAAATTTCATCCTAATTTACTTTTTTATAATAGAGATTTTTCAAGAGCATTATCTTTAGATCCTAACGGTGGAAAGTTTTTACAGTATAAAGGTCTTCAACCAGTAGGTGATGAGGGTAGAATATTAAATGAAGAAATAGTAAATGTTGCTCCGAAAAGCAGCACTCCTTTGCTTCGAGCAGAACAAGCTTTGATGCTTATGCGTTTTCCTGAAATGTTAGCTAATCCTACAAACAGAAATATTTTTAAAATTCTTGTTGAAGAAAAAGTTATTCGTAAAGAAGATGTTGATTTCTTTATTCCATTTTTAGAGCAGTATAATTAATGGCAGAAATAAAATTAACACCAAGTTTTCCAACATATGAAAAGAAAACATTTCCTATAGTTGAGCCTGAACCTTCTTTTCCAGAAACATTTGTAGGTAATAGTAAAAGGTTATTTGGCCCTGCTATTGAGGGCAACAAATATAATATGTCTCCTGCTGTTAAAAGAGATTTAAATTTTGATTTAAGTAAATTTTTTCAAAAGAATAATATTAATCCAAATTCTCAAACTGGTAAATATATATCTAACTACGGATTTAATTTAGAATCTGCTAATCGCGCTCTTGAGCATAGACTAGAAATGGATGAAGTCCAAAGACAATTAGAATCAGCAGGTTTTGTGAAGAGTGTATTAGCTGATCCAGTATTAATTGCAGAGCTTGTTGCTATTGGTGGATCTTATTCTTTGCTTAAAACAATAGGTAGAAAACAAGCATCTAAATATTTCGGTGATGCATTCTTAAATCCTAAAGATGCCGAAGTATTAAAGCGAAGAAATACTGGACGAACTTACCGTCAAAGCTGGATGGAGCAAGAAAAGAAGTTTGACGTTCTAGAAGAGTTTGATGACATTGATACATCTGCAAAATTAAATACAGCAACTAAAGCTGTTGATGCACAGTTAAAAGAAACAATGGCTAGAAAAGGTTTTAGAATTGCTAATGCTGAAGCTGCTTTCTTTGAAGGTACTTATAATGCGTTTACTTTAGCAAATGATTTAACTGGTGATAAAGAAGCTGATCAAGCTATTCGTGATGCATTATTAAGACAAACTACAGCACAAGGTATTTCTAGTGTTTTAGGTTACGGCATTGGAAGACGCATTGATTACAACCAAACAAGACAAATGGAATCTGTTAGGAAATCATTTGAAGAATCTATGAAAGGCTTTGATGATTTAAGTAAAGGTATAAATGCCAGGCCTCCAGAAAAAGTAGTAACAACTGTAGCTTTACCTAAAGTAAAAAGCAAAGATCTTTTATTTGAGGGTAAATGGTGGACTGATTCTATATTCTATCGAGCATTACCAACGCCAGTAAAAGCCGTAATGGGTAAAGGAAGTTTAGCTACAAAAAATGTTAAACTTAGATTTATGAGAATGGTTAATGATGGTGGTGTTTTATTTAAAATTAATCAGTTAGATAAAAACTTTGGTATTTCTGTGCTGCAAGAGTCTGGTTCTTTATCTGGTAAATGGGGCAATACTTATAACAGAATACATGAGCTTTGGGGTGAAGTTTCTCCATCAGGCAATTATGAAGTTGCTGACATGCAAATTAGTAATACGATTGCTAAAATACAAAAACTTAGAGGTAGAGAAAACTTAACCTTTGAAGACTTTGGTGAGCATATTACTGATATTTATATACACAATAAAACCCCAACTACTGATGTC